GTCGTTGTCCTCCTTGTCCGTTGTATCCGTATAAGTACCAACCGCATTCCGCACGCCTGCATAACTTGCCGGGTCTACTGGGGTGCCATAGGCGTTGCGCACTTCAAAATGCGTGTGCGCGCCGAAGCTGTACCCGGTGTTTCCCATCGTGCCAAGCGCCGTTCCCGCCTGCACGCGCTGGCCCACGCGCACCAGCAAGCTGCCGGCCGCCAAATGGCAGTAGTAATATTTGCGGTTGTCGTTGCCGTCGATGCGCACATAATAGCCCCACTGCCATGTCAGTCCGCCCGCGCTCTTGGGTACGATGCCCGCAAATCCAACTGTACCGCCCGCGACGGCGTGTACCGTCTTGTCGTCGTCCCCCACAAGGTCAATGCCGTTGTGGCTCGGGCGGGCTGCCAGTCGAAAGCCGGAGGTCACCCGGTTTCTGCCTTTGAAAATCATCATACACTTTCCGCCTCCCCGGTGATTTCTTTGTACTGCACCTCGTTGGTGCGGATATATACGGTAGTCATTCATATTATTTCACCACTCCTTTACAGATCGGCAGAAAGGCTCTCGATGCCTGTCGCTACCATTGCTCTGCCCTCATAACTGTCCATGGAGCCAGACGGCATAGTCAGCACGATATTGATTCGCGCTTTATCCCGGTTGAACTGGTTTGTACTCATGGATGTGGCATTTACCCATCCACTTGGGGTAAACACTTTCACTTCCCCAACCGTATTAGCCGTCGGTTGCGCACGCATCGGTACAGGTAAATCAATCGGTATGATAAGCCCCCATCCTGTAATCTGGTAACACGCGTACCATTTTGTTGCGTCCAAATAGTAAAAATATCGCTGGCATGCTGATAACTCTGCGCCGTAGCTTTTATGGACGTATGGTGTAGCCACGCTGCCTTTTTCGAGTTTCGCCCACTCCAGAACAAGCGCTTTTTTGGGGCATATCGTAAAGGATAAAATAGACGGTTTACTAAGCCCGGTGCACAAAACAACGTCAAAATCGGCACAACTATATGCGGACGGTACGCTTTCAAAGTTGCTGTATTGGTCTCTGTCCAGAATCTTGGCAGTTGCAGAGTGTTTTGTGCCATTCGTCTCCAAAGAAAATGTCAAAGTATCGCCAATAGCAAGGCCATATTGTTCCATCTCAATGAATTGAGCCATGCGGCATGCTCTGTTTGTGTAACTTGTGCCGGATAGCGTATGCGTTGCCACAGTATAAGTCGCGCCCTCTATTCTCCATCGGTCGATAGCGTACACAGTGTTGCCGGTGGATGCTGAGTAGCTTGTTCCATCACGCTGGTTCACCGGATTCGTAAAATTGCTGTTGTCCAGCAGGTTCGGATTGCCTATATACGAAAGCCTTTCGGTAAATTCCCGATTTCCTACCAGCTCCGTCATCCGCACCTCAAGCTCGCCGCCGGTCATGACGGTGAGCGGGCCCGCGGCGTTGTCGAAGTCAACAGGGTCCGTGGCGTAGGTTTCGGGAGAACTGAGCACATAGGCAACTTCTGCGCCTGTGGAAAGTGCTCCCGTGCTAGATATCCACGCCGTTGTGATGCTTTCGTCCGCATAGCTTTCGATGTAGCCCGTCATGTACTCCGTCAAGCACACGTCCAGCCCGTTGGTGCCGTCGTAGGCGGTGGACTGGCGGTAGATAATGACTGGGGTTCCTGCTTTCTTTTGGGCGGCAAGATAGGCTTTCCAATCGTCTAGAGTTTTTTGTTCGACGACTGAAAATAGAATCGATTGACCGCCCGACACTACGCCGAGTGTTCCTTTGAAGCTGCTAGACCCCCCACGGGACGGATATTTATTTGACACGATGGGTTGACGCAGTAGCGCGTCAGCATTGTAGAACCTATATACATGATAGCCAGCGCCTTGCCAGTTCTCATCAGTGTATTCAGACCACTTTTCCGTCCCATCCAGCACAATCCGCTTATCGTAGACGCTCTTAACCCGTGTCTGGCACACGTCCCTCACATCTCCCACACGTCGCAGCGGGCGCGGAATCGGCAGTTCGGTAACATCATCGTTTACCGTAACGGACGATATACCCGTGAGCGCCACGGGGGCCTCCGTAGTCCCGCCCTGTGCGTTCTCGCCGTAGGCTGTGATGGACGCGATACGCTGCGCCCCGGCGTAGGCGATGGAGACGGGGGTGCCGCTGTATGTAACGGGTTGGCCAGCAGCCCAGTCTTTGGACATTGCGGCGCTATCTGCGGCGTCCTGTGCGCTTTGTGCGGCGTTTTCGGCTTGCTCTGTCGCATCGGTTACGGCTTGCAGCGCTTTTGCAATTTCAGCTGTAAGTACGTTGTAATAATCGCTTGAGATGATTTCTGCGTCAGTCAGGACGCTTTCCTCTACAGAAATTTCAAACGTAAACGTTGTAAGCTTTTCCGATGCGGCATTATACATGTTAATTTCGCAATGGACGCATCCTGCTACGGTCAATACCTGTTCCACAAGCTCAACCGTAACCGTATTGCCAGATACAGTAATGGCCGGAGAGTTGTCCTGCAATGCGTCATAAAATCCTGCTGTACCGTCTGGCTTTTTATACCGGAAAGCAATCTCTGTTCCGCTTGGCACCTGATAGTCTAATCTCCCAACGTATAGATGCGCCGCGATATAACGTGTGTTTCGGTCGTTTTGCTTTGCCTTTATAATGACCGGACTACCCGTTTCAAGTAAATCAAGCGTTATGTTTTTTGTTACTTGCATGTTGCCTCCTTATATCGGCCCTAAATAAGTAATTGTTTGGCCGTCAATTGTTGCTGTTTTTTTACCATATTCCGTGCCGTTTAACTCCAATACCATTTCAGTGCGGCTTGAATTAGGTTGCACGCTAAAAGAGCATGATAACCCTGTTCCCTTTCTGGCGAGAATAAATGGATATGCAAAATAATTGACGCTGTCATGCGTTGACGATGCTCCAATTTGTACTTGACTTGCTTCAGACAAATTTCTACCAGAGAATACAGCTCTTGATGCATTAATTTGCAGGTCTTTTTGATTTCCATAAGTAACTTGCGATAAATCTCCCACCTTTACACCATTAAAATAAAACGAAATAGCGCCATTTCCCAATGTTACTTGAAATCCGTCACTTGCTGTTGTTATAGACCCTGTTAAAGATGCCTCTCCCGTCTCCATGTTAATACTTGTCGCACCATTCAAGCTCTGCAAAACACCTGCTTTGATAAGGTTCGCTGTTAGCACGCCTGTCGTGATAAAGTCTGCTACCAAACTCCCGTCAATCGTCCAAGCATTTCTATAAGGCCCGTTTACACCATTCGTTGAAAACCCAATGCCGTTTGTATTTATGCGCAACACATTTTTTGCGGTTTCAGCGCTTGGTGTGTCCAGAAACAAGATTTCTTTCCATGTGCCGTTGTCATCTTTAACCGCTATTACATAGCCATCGGCACTGGTTAGCCAATTTGTAGCGTTGTTTATGGCTTTTTGCATTGCGCTTGTTGTCGGTGCTTTTTCTATTTTTTGCTGCTGGTCTGCAATCGTATATGCAATATTAGCTCGGATGTCTCCAACTTCGACGGATTCATAACGCTCAAGCAATACATCAGTTATAATCCTTACTATTTCTGCTTTTGCATTTATCCCAAGCGCTTCAAACTGTACTGTAACGGTGTCGCACAAATCGCACTTTTCAAGCAGCGACAGATCTTTGTATTCTTCGGTTTGCTCAAGCTGCACAAAACTCACGCTGATGCTTACACTTGGTACACCAATTTTATTTGATTTTATATATTGCATGGCGCGCGTCTCCAGCTCACTTGCTGTAGGTTGGTTCTCAAAATCAGACGAAAAATCAATCGTCATTATACGGACAAAATCAAATGTGCCATCTACATTGACAATATTCCCTTGTACAAGTTCTCCTTCAGCTCCAACCCAATACGGAAGAACGCCTGTTGCTACGCTTGATATATTCGCATCTTGTTCTACGTCGGTCAAATTTTTTCCATATCGAATCACAACACCATTATCATTGCCGCGCTGGTTGTAAAGCCTCACAAAAAATTTGTCAAACAAATATTCTCCACCGTAAACGTCTAAAATAGAACCCTCCACGCCCCCAAGCACAGAACGGGATGCGGACGGCACCAATACGCTAAAATTTGCTGTCGTAGATTTATCCGTCCAAAATGAAAAAGGACTTTCCACTGCTGCGTGAGAAGCCATACCGCTTAACGCTTCTGCCGCCGAGCCTGCTGTAAATGGATTTACGGGGATTCCAGCAAGATCATAACTAATGTGTTGGGCATATATTGTTGCGATTCCATTGATAGGCCTTGTAATGCGGTAAACGCGGAATGGCTGTGCTTCACGATAAGGTGACGGAATTGCATATATAATACATCTGTTTTGGATTTCGCTGAAATGGATTCCGCTTTGAGGATACTGCATTTCGAGCTCATACAGCCCGTTCCGTTCTTCGGTCACGATGCAACTTATCGCATCCGACAATGCACCAAGCCCCTGTGTTGTAAATTCCGTCGCAGTGGACGGAAAAAGAACTGGTTTCATATTGTCCACCACCTTGGCGTAATTTTTACTCCGGTAATTCCTCCACTCCACATAATCGCTGTATCTCCATTCGGAAGATATGGGAAGTCAGCCCCGGAAATAATGACATTATTATTTTTATTCAGTGTCCCATAGTAGGCGTTTTGCGTTTCGGAATCCAGTATGATTCCTCCGTCCATGCCTGTAATACTAGTGGTTACTGTTCCAATTACGATTTCTCCATCTCCGTTCCCTGTAATTTCAATAAGCGGGAACGCATCATTCCATATATTGTTTATGACTTGTCCCGATATTATGGAGATTGGATATTCGCCGGACTTAAAATATCTTTGTGGCTTACAATCGAACTCTATCGTTGCACGCCCATATAAAAGCATCCAGTTTTCCACATCAAACGGCCCCGAAAAAAGTGCGATTCTAAACACGTCCGGGTCGTATGAATCCTCCAAGCGTTTATATCCATTCCCGGAAAGCAGCCAGGATGCAATATTTCGCGCTGCTACTGTCGTTCCACATGTTTTGGCTTTAAACCATATTTCATATGGTTGTGTTACATTGGAGAACGCCCCGGTATCTCGTATGAGATCACCGGAGCGTCCGGGCACTGAAATCTTTTCTACCACACGCGCAGCATGATTGCTTGCAGGACATTTATCAATTCCGATTTTATAGTCAAGGCTGTTCTTCCCATTGAAGATGAAATAGCTCACCATACGGCCTCCCTTCGTGCAGTAGCATTCTGAATTTTGAGCATGATAATATCAGCAAGCCGGTTCTCATCTTGACCGGGAGCGCCATTAACAGTGATATAAACGCCTCCCATATTCGACGCGCCCGCTTTTCCGTTCACATTGACAGACATTCCTCCGGCCATAGATGCAACAGCATTTTCAAGCTTATAAGCATTCGCTCTTATTCCTTCGGCCATTCCCTGCACCATATCTGGCATCCATGTCTCGTAATCACGTAACGGTCCGACATCCGGGCGTGAAAAATGAAGCCAACTTGTAATCGTATTTGCTATGCCTTTTACCGCATCTACAACTCTGCTTGCCATAGAGATAATTCCATCAACCAAACCTTGTATGAAGTCTCTGCCCCATTGAACAGCCTTCCCGGGTAGGGATGTTATAAAGTCCACTGCAGTTTGAAACCCATTTACGATTGCATCTTTGATATTTCTAACGGTGTTCGAAATCCCGTCTTTCATGTTTATAAATGCTGTCTTGATGCGTTCGACTAAGTTATTTACTGCATTACGAAAGCCCTCAAAATTATCGTAAAGCAGTTTAAATGCTCCTGCGAACGGATTTACAAGAAGCAAAAGCAGTCCTTGCCAGTTTGTTTTCACGAAATCAAGCACCTTGTTAAAGGCTTGTGGGACAGTAACGGTAAAGAAATGTACGATTCCATCGACAGCATCTGAAATAAAATTAACAATGGCATTCCCCATTGTTATCACACCGTCTCGAAACCAATCGCAGTTATTCCACAATGCAATGATTCCTGCAACTAAAAGTGAGATTCCAGTCAGCACTAGCCCAATTGGATTTGCTTTTAATGCTGCATTCACTCCCAAAATCGCGGTCTTAAGTGCAGGCAAAATGCCACCTAATGCTGTGATGCTCGAAATAACGCCTTGAATCATAGCGCCTACATTCCAACCGATGAAAGCAACTGCAATTGTTCCAATAATTCCTGCAATTGTAGGCCCATTTTCTATAAGCGCATTTACAAAGTTGTCAATATTTTTTCCAAACGCATCCCAGTCAACATTATTCATCCAGTTTTCAAATTCGGATGTGATATTTTGAATGATAGGGATAAGATTTTCAAGAACAGGTGTCCCAACTCGAGCTTGAAATTGTTTCCATGTTTCATTCAGATTTCCTTGGACATTTTCCCAACCATCCATTTCACGTGATGCTTGCCCAGCAGCACCAGAAAGATTTTGCGACGCTATGATTTGGTCAAGCAAAACCTGTGTTGTCTCACCTGCTGTAACATCTAAATCTTTATATTCTTTCCCTAAGCTTTTCATCGCTTGAGCTGTTCTTGTCGCTTCCGTCGATGCAAAGCCTAACGCAGCATCATTTGCAAAGTTGCCTTTGGTGTATGCCAAGACCTGTTCTGTTGCTTCTTCCAACGATCTATCGTAATATGCAGCAGCATCAGCAGCTGCATAAGATGCTTTTTCTGCGAATTGCAATGCTTGTGCACTTTCCATCCCGCTCGATCTGGCATATGCATAAAACTGTGAGAAGGCGCTTTGTAGTCTCGTAGGAACGATTCCTGTTGCTTCGGCAACGCTATTCATTTTTTCTCTTGCTGTGTCCGCAAGATCTCCAAAGGTTTGTTCAAATTGAGCAACCTGCGCCTTAACATCAGCGGCACTTTCAATTGCTGATACAGCAAAATCTTTAAACGCAGATGCAAGCTCTTTTACACCGTTTACAATTGCTTGACTTAGCACATTTGCCTTTAGAACGTCTCCAAAAGACAGCGCAGAATCAGCGGCATCATCAAGGTTGTCAGCGGTATCATCAACCGCAATATCAAGGCCTTTTAGATTTGAGCGCATATTGTTTAATTCTGATGTAGCATCATTAACGGCCTGCTTCCACTTTTGAGTACGTGTATCAGCTTCTCCAAATTCCTTAGCGGAAGCAGCAAGCCCCTTTTTTAACTGCTCAATACGCTGCTCTTGTGTCTCAATCTGTTTTGTCAAAACGGCTGACTGTGCGGCAAGTTTCTCCTGGCTGTTGTCGTTTTTATCAAAC